TCATGTACGATTGGCCAAGGATGCGCAGCGACTCAAGAATATGCAGCTGTCCAAGCTTGCCGAGATTTCGGCATTGTCGAGCATCGAGAAGCCGATACTGACGCCTGAGCAGGTCGCAGGACACCAAGTGATGTGGGCCGAGGATAACTTAAAAGACTATCCCTATTTGCTTATTAACCCAGTGACCGACCAGAACGGCAACGAACAAGCGGTTGGCCCTGTTGGGTACACGAAGTCTGCGGCGGTGCCACCAGCAATGGCTGGACTCTTACAGCTCACTGAAGCTGATATGAGAGATATCTTGGGCAACCAAGAAGCTGGCGAGGTTATGGAGCCTAACATGTCTGGGAAGGCCGTAGAGCTTATCCAGAACCGCTTGGACATGCAGTCGTATATTTATATGTCGAATATGGCCAAGGCTGTCAAACGCTGCGGAGAGATTTGGCTGAGCATGGCGCGTGAGATCTTTGTCGAAGAAGGCCGAGCAATGAAGGGCCTTGAGAAAGACGGCACCCCTGATACGTATAAACTGATGACGCCAATCATTGGCGAGAGCGGCGAGCTTGATTACAAGAACGACCTTAGCCGGGCAAGCTTTGATGTTGCCGTTGACGTTGGCCCGACCTCATCGAGTCGCCGGGCGGCTACAGTACGAAGCGTCACAGGCATGCTCCAGCTAGCGACTGACCCAGAGACCCAGGCGGTCCTGACCTCGGTTGCCATGATGAACATGGAAGGCGAAGGCATTAGTGAGATTCGCCAGTATTTCCGCAAGAAACTAGTCCGTATGGGTGTAGTAGAGCCTAATGAGGCAGAGCAAGAAGAAATGGCGATGGAAGCACAGAACCAGCAGCCTGATCCTAACGCGATGTTTTTACAGGCTAGTGCGATGGAGGCCGAAGCCAAGGCGGTTAAAGCTCAGGCTGACGCAGTCAAAGCTCAGGCTGATACCGAGTACCGAGTAGCGCAGACAGCAGAGACCAAGGCAAGCACGCTCAAGACCTTGGCAGAGCTTGAGAACGATGAGCAACGCCTAGCGCTAGAGACCGCTGAGAAGCTTACACAAACGGTCGATCAGGCGTTTGATGTTGCTACCGAGATGCCACAGCCACCGATGATGCCGCAGGTTTAAGTTATGGCCAACAAAGACATTACCGAGAGCGGAGTCCAGGAAGTGCTCAGAACAATGGGCATTCCCACGTCTTTTGAAGGCCTTCAACAAGGCATGATAGGCCGAGCTGAGACGTTGGCAACTCTTGGTACTGGCATGGGCGCCAGTGCAGTGGGTGGATTAGCCGGGCTTGCAGAATTGGCAAGAACTCGGGATTTGTCTTCGGCTGTCAACACGATTGAAGAAACACAACAGAAATACACTTATCAGCCTCGCACACAAGAGGGCGCACAAACGTTAGGGCGTTATGGGTCTGCACTAGAAGCTCTTGCAACTCCGTCTGAGTTCGTTGGTGAGCAAGCTCTGCAAATGACGGGCTCACCGGCGGCGGCAACTGGTGCTGAAATTCTGCTCGACCCGCTAAGCGCTGTTGTGCCGGGAATATCAAAAGTGTCGAAAGCTGTGCGTCCTACTGTAAAGGCGTTAGAAGGCGCTAAAGAAGCAGGCCAAGCAGTGGCAAAGCTTGAAGATGTTTACACGCCTGAAGCGATAAAAATAGCAGAACGCGAAACTGGCCGAAAAGGCAGAAGCGTTGTCGTTGACATGCCGATAGATGAATTTTTAAGTCTTGCCAAAGAGGGTGAAGAGGCGGCTAAAACAGAAGCGCTAAAAGATGTTAATAAGTTTAATCAGATCGTAACCCTAAATACAGCGTCAGAAAACGGTGTGGCGAAAGTAACAAGTCACGAGGGAAGACATCGAGCTAGACGAATGAGGGAGATGGGGTACGACACTATCCCAGTAAAAATTACAGACAGACTCATCCGTTTTGACCAGCAAACTGAAGGAAATTTTGACTATGAAGAAAATTTCCCTACTAGATTGGTTGGCGAAACTGGCGAGTACGAAACGCAATTCCCTGTACAACAAGGTCAGTCTGGTTTTGTTAAGTCTAGTCAGGCGCCTCAAGTGCAACAGGGTTTGGCTGATCAGGCGGTTGAAGCGAATCGGTTGATTGAGTCTGGATATCCAGAGTCAGTAGCTAGGCGCATTGCATCTGGTGAATTGCCGATGGATCAGGCTAGCAGGCGACAAAGAGCGGATGATCAGGGCTTTAACCAGCGCGCATATATGGGCATAAGAGAAGGCGCTGAAGATATTTATGAGCTTGACCCTGATGTTGGTATGGGGGCGCGGCGCGGCACTGGTAACTGGATGGCTCAAAACCCTGTTCAGGCTGAGACATATGCTCGCGAATCGACAATGCCGCTGTCTTTAAATACATCAAATTATGCTCGTGTTGATTTTGGTGGGCAAAACTGGAATGACAAACCTAGTGATCTTGAACTCGAATTACCAAATGGTGAAGTAGTTGATGTGTCTGGAATGGACACTAACGAAATAGCTAGAAAAGCAAGAGAGCTTGGCGTATCTGGTGTCCAGTTTGAGCAAATAACAGATCTTGGCCCAATATCAAGAAAGGTTGACAAGGACGCACTGCGAGAATATTACGAATATGGCGACACTCAATTTGTTGTATTTGATCCAACTACAGCGAAGTCAAAGCCGTCTTCTGCCTTTGATCCCGAATACGTTGGCCCGAATATTTTAGGCAATGCTGACCCTAGATTGCTTGCAGGCATTGCTGGTGGTAGCTTAATCGGTGCTGGGCTAATGTCGAACGAAGAGAGTGAAAGTAAAATGGCCAACAAAGACATTACCGAGAACGGAGTGCGTAACGTATTAGAAACGATGGGCATTCCGACATCGTTCCAAGGCTTGAAAGAAAACGTTGTAGGCAGAGCAGAAACTTTAGCCACCTTGGGCTCTGGTATGGCTGGCGCCTACGCCGGGATGGGTGGTGGTTTGCTTGAGATGATGCGCAGCGGTCGCCCCGATCTGGCGATTGATGAGTACCGAAGAATACAAGAAGCCATGACTTATATGCCAAGGACTCAGGGTGGCATTGAGCGCGTACAAGCCATCGGTGGGTTCTTAGAGCCTGTGGCTAAAGCATATGAGCAGTACGGCCAGCAAGTTGGTGAGACAACGGGGTCGCCAGTTGTAGGCGAGTTTGCGCAAGAGTTCGTTGATCCATTAGATATGCTCGGTCTTGGTGTGGTGTCGGCTATTCCATTGGCGGCACGAAAAGGTAGTAGGTTTGCAGAGAACGCGGCCTCTCAGACAACACAGAGAGCCAATACTGTTGGCACTGCTAAGAAGGCGTCAAACTACCTCGATGAGATAGGCGCGAAAGGCAAGACGCTAGACTATGGCGCCGGGCTTGGTGAAAACGCCAAGGCGATCAATGCCGATGAGACCTTTGAGCCATTCCCGCAGGGCGAGTTTAATCCAACATACACAGACCCTGCTGATGTTCCTGCGAACGCTTATGGTCGAATCGTATCAACCAACGTATTGAACGTGTTGCCGCCTGACATTCGCTTAGAGGCTGTTCAGACCATTGGTAAAGCTTTAGAGCCCGGCGGTACGGCATTAATTCAAACATGGGATGTTGGTGCGGCTAAGGCTGGCATGAAGTCTAAGAAGGCTACACCGGTTCCTGATGAAGAGAACGCATACACCACATCGACAGGAAGCTATCAGAAAGGCTTTAGCAAGCAAGAACTACAAGAGTACATTGCCAATACACTTGGCCGTGGATACGTGGTTGAGCCTGTACCTAATAAGGCAGGAATTAGTGGAACTGCGGTGACTATTAAGAAGATTGCAGACCCATCGGTGCAGGTTGACTTGGGAATACCTGAAGCAGAATTGGATGCCATAGCAGAGCAAACACTGAGGCTTTATCATGGCTCGCCTTATGATTTTGATGCGTTTGATCCAGAAAAAGCGTTAACTGGAGAGGGAGCTCAAGCTTACGGCTATGGAGCGGCGTATACCTCTTTTGAGCCAGATGTTGCTCGGGGCTATCGAGAAAACAGAGATAATCAAAGCATTTCTCAAATAAACGATCAGTTAAAGCAAGTCTCAAAAGAGCTGTCGGAATATGAGACTGGCGAGTATGGTGTTTACTCTGACCCAATCGGATACGAACTAAAAGATCAGTATGATGAGTTATTAAATCAACGTCAGATGTTGGTTGATAATGACCCAAATATAAGAATAAACGATGAGCCAATACTTGACGTATACAACAGTTTAACTGGCGCACGAGCAACAGATACTGACTATCAAAAAGCAGAAATCATAGAGCAGATTATGATTGACGGCGATGTTCTTGGGGTCATGCAGCGTCAAACTGATTATGGAGACTATGATCCAGAAATATATAAATGGTTTGAAGAAGAAGTTGCTCCAAACTTTAGTAGGAAAGGTGTTCTATACGAATTAAATGTAAGCACCTCTAAAGAAAACTTATTAGATTTTGATAAGCCTGTAAAAGATCAGCCTGAAAAAGTTAAAAAGGCTTTGTTGGATGCCGGGATAAAAGAGAATACTGCTGGTCGGTTTGCTTATTATTATTTAGCTCCAAACGCTAAAGGTGTTGGAGCACAAAAAGAGGCTACCAAGGTTGCTCAAAGTTTAGGCATTGATGGCATCATTTATGAAGACCCGCATTCGCCTGCTGGCACTAAAAACGTTGTGGTCTTTGATCCAAGAATTATTGAAATTGCTAAAAAGTATGGCGTTGCAATTCCTGTTGCGGCAAAAATCTTTGAGCAGGCACAAGGCTCTCAAGAAGAGCAACCACAGGCATAATGTTGCATATATTGAAATATGGTAAGATAATCAAGAATTAGCGGCAACCGCCCAGCCGCAAACGATGGGTGAGTTACAATGAGGTTAGTTATGGCAGATAGTGACGAGCTATTAGACACTGAGATCGAAGAGATCGAAGAGGTTGAAGAAGAATCGGAACTTGAAGACGAGTATGAATCTGAGGCTGAGGCTGAAGAGGAAGACGAGGACGAAGGTGAAGATGACGAGCTGGTAGTCACAATTGGGGAGGATTCGCCACCCCCAGAAGAGGCAACACAGGCACCTGAATGGGTGCGGGATTTGCGTAAGCAGTACCGTGAAGAGAAGAAGTATCGGAAAGAGTTAGAGCGAAAGCTGCAGGAAGCGACAAAAGGTGAAGAAAAACAGGCCGCCACCTTGCCTTCGAAACCTACGCTGGAAGCCGCTGATTACGATACAGATCGGTATGAGAACATGCTTGCGAACTGGTACGAGCGAAAGCGTCAGTACGAGGCAGAGCAGGAAGCGGTCAAACAGAAAGAACAGCAAGTTCAATCTGAATGGCAACAGAAGCTTGAGTCTTATTCTGAAGCTAAAGCGTCATTACGGGTTCGCGACTTTGAGGACGCAGAGGATTTGGTCACTGAGCAATTCTCTACTACTCAGCAGGGCATGATCTTGGCAGGCGCAGATAACCCGGCGTTGCTTGTATATGCTCTTGGGAAGAATCCCAGGAAGGCGGCTGAACTAGCCTCAATACAAGACCCAGTGAAGTTCGCGTTTACACTGGCTAAAATGGAGACGCAGTTGAAAACTAGTAAACGATCTGCACCGCCCCCAGAGCGGACGGTAAAAGGTACCGGCACTTTGAGTGGTAGTGTGGATAGAACTTTAGAACGTTTGCGCGAAGAAGCGGCGAAGACTGGCGACTTTACTAAGGTCGTTGCGTACAAGCGGCAGAAGCGCGGTTAAAAAAATTTTTAGGAGTCTATTATGGCTAATGCATTTAACAAAGAAGAACGCGTAGCGTTCGAACAGATCTTGGAAGGTTTCCAAGACGCCCTTGTACTGTCACGTAACGTGAACGTATACAACACTGACCAAGCAATGATGGAGCGCACTAGCGACACCATTTGGCGTCCAATGCCTTACATTGCTGATTCAATCGATGCCGCTGCTGGCACAGACATTAGTGCGTCTTTCAAAGACTTCACTCAGTTGGCTGTACCTGCAACTATCGGTTTCAACAAGGCTGTACCCTTCTCACTGACCGCGAAAGAACTTCGTGACCAGTTGCAAGAAGGTCGTTTAGGTGATGCCGCTAAGCAGAAGCTTGCGTCTGATATCAACGTAGCTGTCATGAACGTTGCTGCTAACCAAGGTACTTTGGTTGTACAGCGTACTGGCGCCGCGTCTGGTTTCGATGACGTAGCAGAGTGTGAGGCCATCATGAACGAGCAGGGCGTAATGTCTGAAGACCGTTACTTGGCTCTATCAACTCGCGACTACAACGGTATGGCTAGCAACTTGGCTGGACGTCAGAATATGACTGACCTGCCCAAGACTGCGTACCAGCGTGCATACGTGGGCATGATCGCGTCATTTGACACGTACAAGCTCGACTACGCTAACCGTATCGCTGCTAACGCTGCGACAGTAACTATCGATACTGATGGTGCTAACATTGACTACGTACCTGCTGCTACTTCAACTTCGGTTGGTGGTCAGATCAACGTAGACAACCGTTACCAGACTGTCACTGTATCGACTACTACTGGCGTAACTGCTGGCGATGCGTTCACGATTGCGGGTATCAACGCGGTTCACCACATCACCAAGCAAGACACAGGACAGCCTAAGACTTTCCGTGTATTGTCTGTTGATAGTGCAACCACGATGACGATCTCACCCCCAATCATCTCTGCGTCAAGCACGCCAACTGATGCTGAAGAGCAATACCAGAACTGTGTTGCTAACAGTGTTTCAAACACTGCGGCTATCACTTTCTTGAACGTTGCCGCCGCTTCTGTGAACTGCTTCTGGCACAAAGACGCGATTGAGCTGTTGCCCGGTCGTTACTCTGTACCCGGCGATGCAGGTGTGAGCGTACTACGTGCGGCGACTGACCAAGGTATCGAGTTGGTCATGACCAAGCAGTACGACATCAACACCATGAAGACCAAGTATCGTTTAGATACTCTCTTCGGTGTATCGATGGTCAACCCCGAAATGGCAGGTATTATGCTATTCGGTCAGTCCTAATCGGACAGGGGGCCTTCGGGTCCCCTTTTAACCCTTTGGAGGTCACATGCCTGTTAAAAAAGTGAAGGGTGGTTACAAGTGGGGTTCATCTGGTAAGGTTTACAAAACGAAAGCCGCCGCTGAGCGCCAAGGTAAAGCGATCTACGCCAGTGGTTACAAGGGTAAGAAGAAATGAAACCACGACAAGGCAAAGC